ACCGCCGATAAAGGCGACGTCGGTGTTGCCGCCCAGGCACAGGAACCAGACCTGCTCGCCGATGGATGGCGGTACCCAGACTTTAAACGCACCGGCGCGCTGCGCGTTCCAGCGCAGCCAGTTGGGGTTCAGTCCTCCGCTCTGTACCCGCACGCGCCATTTTTCCTCGTCGATCTCCGTCACTGTGCCAGTGCGCACGACGTTCTCCAGCAGGCGGATCAGCTCGGCAATCTCCATCAGCGCCCCCCCAGTGAGTTGATCACGTGGCGGAAAATGGCTGTGCGGTCGGCTTTACTCAGGCCCAGCAGTTCGCGGCGCGGGTAGTCCGCCGTTGCACCGCTGTCATTAATCCGATCGCGTAGCCCTTCCTGGTGTGCTCTGGCGATACGTGCAGCAACACCGGAATAGCCCACTTCAACGCCATCAGCCGTGGCGCGTGACTTCAGGAAGCGTGCAGTTCTCAGGCGACGGAACATCGGCTCGGCCGTAGTGGTATTGCGGCGCGTTTCACTCAGGTTGATATCGAGATAACGCTCAATATCCTCGCGATAGAATGACCGCTGCGCCCCGCGCTCCACGTCATAACCGCTCACCATGCGCCCCCGCCTGCTGCGGGTTGTACGCCAGTTGCGCAGGTTTCTTTCCTGCCCCTGCCACATGAATTTGATGCCTGCGCGCGCACGCAGCACCTTGCGGCGGCGGCCTTCATATTTCGTGCCGTCCGGATCTTCCTGCTTGCCGATGCGCCTGCTCTGGCTCTGGCGCAACATCGTAGCCATCCCCCTGGCCATGCGCAGGCGGCCTTGTACGGACGCCCCTGCCAGAATGGCCGCAAACACTTCATCAAGCTGATGAAACGACGGATCGTTGCTCATGCCGGTGTGCCTCCGTACTCAGGATCAAAGACCATCTCCCACTCGCCACCGTTAAAGCGGGGGCGCTGCTCAGCCAGATGCTCTGCCTTCGGTGTGCCGTTGTCGTCGGTCACTATGACCCGCTCCCAGACCGGCACCTTAAACAGAATGTCGGCGACGTCGTCATTGACGATATCGGCGTCAAATTCCACCTTGCGGTTATTGTCTGGATTCAGCAGCAGGTCGGGCTGCTGCTGCCATACCCACGACAGCAGCGGCAGCATGAGATCGTCCACCTGGCCGGGGAAATCCATCGCCAGTACCTGAATGGTGTAGTGGTATATGAACGACGCTTCGCCGGTCGCCTCGATCTGGATGTGACCTTTCTCCACCCAGACCGTGATTTGTTCCGGGTTGGCTTTGCACCAGGTGTTACCGGCGATCAGCGCGACACGCAGTAGTTCAGCTTTTTTCACTTTATCCCCCTGGCGATACGTCGTAGTTCCAGCTCACGGATCCCCGCCTTATCGGCGTTGCAGGTATCCAGCGCGTCGAGTAATGAATCTGTCCAGACGGCAAGTCCGCCCCACGTCATGGGCCTGGCTGGCGGTGGCGGGACGTCAGTTTTTGCCGTCAGGCTTTCGGGCAAGGGCTCCTGAATAATCTGCGGCGCTGACCTCTTCGGCTCGCTGGTACAGGCTGTCAGCGCCAGTAGCAGGCACAGGAGCCACGGCGCAGCTGTTACCGGCCAGTGCGGTTTTGATGTTTTCACGTCGGTACTCTCCCGTTGCGGTGCGCTGCTGGTTTAGCTTCTTCAGCCCTGCTTCTACCTGGTTGACGTCATGGCGTAACGCCCTGACCTCTGCCAGCACGTCGCCGGTCTGTTTCAGCTCTTCCTGGGTGCTGGTCAGTGATTTCTCCGCCTGTTCGCGCTTATGGCTTTGCCACGCAAGGCCGCTGACGGTGGCAATTAGCAGGGCAAACATCACGATGGCGAGAATAGCTATCGCTTTCATTTCGCCCCCTTCAGCGCCGGATCAGACAGGCACCAGGCCTTAAACTCTTCCCGGCGGTTGACCAGCCCTTGCAGGCGCTTGCCGCCGGAGTTCACAAAGTCCGTCAGCCGCTCACAGACACCCCGCCAGTTACCGGCCTGCGCATCGCGCCAGAGAGTGGTTCGCACCTTCTGGCCTTTGGCGTTGGTGTACCAGCCCAGCCCGGTGCAGCCGACGTTAAAGTTGCCATCAGTCATGCTCTCGAAAACCTTCTGCGGCGCAGCGGCGCCGTTAAACTCGCGGTTCGTGCATTTCTCAGCGCGCAGGAGGTCGTTAACCCAGCGCTCGGCGATCTCACCCTCGACATACTGGCGATTTTCCACCTTCGAAGTGGAGCCAATCCCCACTGTCAGTACACCCGCCGGGCAGTAGTACGGGGTCTTGCGGCAGTCCTCGTACTTTGCCATCTTCAGCTGCGCTTCCGGGCTGGTTCGCAACGCCTGCGGCCACAGCGTGGCGGCCAGCGAGATGATCGCGGCGATGGAACAGGCAATAATTCCCTTTTTCATCGTGGCGCCTCCCGGATGGTGCGGATTAGCTCTTTAACGTCCTGGCGGTTCTCTGTGTCGTCGCGAATCGCGTCGATCAGTTCATTCAGCAATGAGTTATTGGTTTCCTGAATACGCGCCATGCGGCGACGATGCAGCTCACCAAGCAGGGCGGCCGCAATACCGATCAGCACGCCAATGGCGGCCAGCCAGTCTTTTTGCGTCATCACGCCGATGCTGGTCAGCAGCGTTGACCATGAGTACGTCACGCCATTCCAGATTCGGTTTATTAAGTCCATAGCTGCACGGTCTCCTGTGTCGCTGGAGTGCTGATTTCCGGCAGCTCTACGACCTGGCCTGCGTCGAGAAAGATCTGACCGGCCAGCGCTTTGTTCGCGGCGAGGACTTTCTCGGTCACGCCCTGCGTGGTTCCGTAGTGGCGCTGACACAACAAATCCACGGTATCGCCCTGCAATGCCTGCACTTTCATCAGAATGCCTCCGCAGAATTACGCACGGTGCCGCGAATGTCGGATATCGCCCAGCGTGCATCGCGCCACATATCGTCAGCCTGTGAAGCCAGTGAAGCTGCGCGCTTCTCCCCTGCTTCGCCAGTGGTGTCCACGTCCCGGTTAGTACCGAGGATGTGCGCGCGTGCAATGCTGAATACCGCCCGACGGAAGCGATGCACCTTCACGCTTTCGCCGTTAACTTTTGCCGCCGGAACATCAGAGAGTTCGGTGTAGCCTGCGGCCAGCTGTACGGCCTGCCAGTCGGCAAGCTGGTCGATGGTGTGCGATACGCCCTCGATCACGGCCTGTTTCAGGCGTGAGGTCGTCACCGCGCCATTGATGCGCATTTCCATGCGCACATCGCTCAGGGCGATTTCCGGCCAGAACGTCCCGGCGGTGACTTTCTCGCCACCGTCGTCAGTGTCCGGCACATCCTCCGCAGAGGGGGTAACAGTGCGACCGGCTACAAGGCTCATCGCGTCGTCTCCTGAATAGGTGGCGGTGAGCGGACGGAGAAAAGTAAACGCAATGCGTTGCAGATCTCCGCCCGCGCCGCCAGCGCACGGGGCGCAAGTCGGTTATTTTTTTGCGGCAGGCGTCTTTTTCGCTGCTGTTCTACGCGCTGCCGGTTTACGTGGTGCGCGGGTGCGGGCTGGCTTTGTCGCTGTGGTGCTGGCCGCTACTGCCGGATCTGACGATGCTGCAGTTTCGCCTGTGCCTGCGCCTGCGCCGTCCGTTGCGGTATCTCCGCCAGCATCGCCAGCGCCTTCAGTACCATCGCCGCCATCGGTACCATCAGCATCACCGCCCCCGCCTGCGCCCGCCTCTGCGGAGGCTTTTTTCACCGCGCGGGCAAGGCGTTCAATCTCTTTTTTCACCCCGGCGCCCGCGTCCAGGGTCAGCGACTGACGCAGCAACGCCAGCGCGATGGCCTGCTCTTCGGTTGTGCCGTTACGCAGCGCAAAGGCACGCGCTTTGCACAGCTTGGCGCGAACCACGTCGGGCATATCGCTGTCGGCGGTAAAGTCCGCGACGTCATCGAGCACCGACAGATATGGCGTAACGTCGGTGGTATCGTCGGCCTTGACCTGCACCAGAATCGGATCGCAGATTTCATCGACCAGGATGGTTGCGGCTGTACGGTTGAAGCGATCAGGCATCAGCAGACCATGTGCCACGACATAGCGGCCAATACGTGCTGCGAGGACGTAATCACCGGCATCAATCGCCCATACCATCAGGGTGACAATCACCTCATCCTGTCGGCCACTGTCGCCGTCGAGCGTCCCCTCGATCCAGCCCTCGTAATGGGGTAGCAACTGGCGTTTCATCGCCGCTTTCGCCTGGTCAGACTGCACTCGCTTTAATGCACTCTGATCCATGCGCAGCCGGTGCATGATTTGCTCGTGCGCTGTCCGCGCGGTATCCGACTGCTCGTCGGTTTTGCCATGACGTTCAGCCATGACGCGTTGAAAATGTCGTTGTGCAGGTGTCAGCATTGACTCATCCCCGAATAACAGCGGGCCGTGGCCCGCCCTGTGCGTGATTACTGCCCGCCTGCCGGCGCTTCAGCAAAAGTGATGCCGTCGATAAAAGCCACTGCGCCGTAGTCTTCAACAATGAAGTCATCGTTAGAGGACTGGTACGTTGCCACGCGGTTATATTCCGGCTCCTCTTTGATCGTCCGGCGCAGGCCGCCGCGCTGGTAGTAGATCGAGAGGTTTTTAAACGGCGTGATGAGGATGGCGTTACCCGGCATGTAAGGCGCGATAAAGGTCGGCATGTTGCCAACGCGTTCCTGCGCCACAATCAGCTGACCGGCCAGCATCTCGGTGTTCGGGTTGGTCTGGCTCATGGCGTTGATGGTCGGGAAATTGCTGGTTGTCAGCAAATCGCCGGACAAAATCACCACGTTGTCGGGGTTACGCTTGTGCCATTCATCCATGAGGCTGTTTTTCGCGTCATAAACCGCAGCGCCGATGTTGCCGTATGTGCCTTTCGCAGTGATTTTGTTGTCTTCATCACGCGACGTGATCGTGACACCGGTAATACGACGGTGCGCCGCTTCGTTGCGGATTTTTTGCAACCAGCCAATACCACAATCCTGCAACAGCGGATTCGCTGCGCGGTCTGACGGGTCGGCGTAGCTGACGCCGTTAAAGCCGATCATAATGCGGTCGAGCGACATCTGACGGGCCATCGCCGAGCTAATCAGCGGCTGGAAGTTCGGCTGATGCGCCCATGCATCCATCTGCGCATAACTCACGGCATAGTCGTAGTTAGTTTTGCGGCACAAATAGTTGTACGGGTCCATCTTGTCGTTAGCGCCGGGATTACGACGGTTGGTGGTGCTGTTGTTGACGCCTGCCAGCGGGCCTTTGCTGCCGATCAGGATTTTCTGACCGATCTGCTCTTCCACGCCAAAGACGTTAATCAGCTTCAAAAAGGCATCATCCTGCTGTGCGGCAGCTTCAAGGCGCTGCTGTACAGTCGGGTCAACGCTGAACTGTGCCGCAACGGCGGCGGCGCTGACGCCGTTAAGCTGCGCCTGGCGGGCAACGTAGCTGTCAAACAGCTTACGGGTAGGGTTTCTCATGTGCGGGATCTCTCGTTATGGATATCAGTAGTCAGCGAGCTGCGCGCTGTCGCCGCCGCCAGCTGCCGGGCGCTGGCTGAAGTTGCCGTCCGTCCCTTCAAGTTGCTGGCGCAGTGCGGCCAGGTCAGTGGTCAGTTTCTGGATGGTGGCCTTGTCCTGCTGGCGCTCCTGCTCGGCAGTACTGAACCGCTCGCCAAGATCAACCTGAGACTGCGCCACCGCTTCAACAGCCTGATGCACCTGACCGAAGCGCTGATCGTCGGTTTTCTGGCCCTTGCCGAGAATACCCATGACCCGGTTAAACCACTGCTTACCCTCATCGCTGCGCTGGGCAGCCAGTTCGATCACTTCGGCCTCCAGGGCCTCAGTAAACATTGGCGCCTCTCCTTGCTGGTTGTTGAAGGCCATCACTGATGCGCGTTGCTGTGCCGCAAACTTCAGGCGCTCAGTACCCAGGCTTGCCGGGGTGTCGGTCATTGCCAGTCCCACAACATAGGCTTTGCCGTTAAGAGCGAACTGCGGATGCAGCTCAATGCTGGAGTAGACCTTCTGACCTTTATTGGTCATCTGCACCATGCGATCGGATGGTTCGATCTCGGCATAAAGCGCCGTACGCCCGGCTAACGGGCCGTCGGTAATATCTTCGGTGCTGAGTGCTACCACATCTCCCATTGCGCCAAAATCGCTACCCGGAAACATAGAGAGATAGTGCTCAATGTTGACGCGTGCGCCGTACACCTCCGGACTGTAGTTCGCCGCCGCATCGCGGAGGTGTTGCGGCTGGATTTCGCGGCCATCAACGGTATTACCGGAGACGGCAACGCGGAATTTCTTACGGGGTTTGGTTGTGCCTGCCATGTTCGTTTACTCGCTCGGTTTCTGAGTTCCCGGTGATGATGGCAGGCGGTGACGCACGCGCTCAACGCGTTGTTGTTGTGAGGGAGCTGTCACAACCAAAAGCGGGCGAAAGGGCACGCGCGCGCGGGTTAATCTCCCCGGCAGGAAGCGAGGAGGACAAATGGCGATTGAAGAAGCATTCATCATGCTGCGGGCACGGCAGCTCTACTGGCAGGGGTATCCCCCGGCGGAGATCGCGCGCCTGATGGGTATCAATCAGAACACGATTTACTCATGGAAAAAACGTGACGAATGGGACAGTACGCCGCCAGTTCAGCGCGTCACGACGTCCATTGATGCACGACTAATCCAGCTCACCAGTAAGGACACAAAGACCGGTGGCGACTTCAAGGAAATTGACCTGCTGACGCGACAGTTGAAGAAGCTGGATAACGGCACGCCAGCGACGCAGCCAAAGAAAAAGATCCGCAAGAAACAGAACTTCTTTTCAGAGGCGCAGATCGCTGCATTGCGGGCCAACATCATCGACTCGCTGCACTGGCATCAGAAAGGCTGGTATGAGAATCATCATCACCGTAACCGGGCCATTCTGAAGAGCCGGCAGGTCGGCGCGACCTGGTACTTCGCCCGCGAGGCGCTGTTGCGCGCGCTAACGGGTGACGTGAAATACAAGCACCAGCTCAACCAGATCTTCCTGTCGGCGAGTCGTCGCCAGGCGTACCAGTTCCGCAGCTTCATTCGTTCCGCTGCTGCTGAGGTGGACGTGGAGCTAAAGGGCGGTGACATGATCCAGCTGTTCAACGGCGCGGAGCTGCACTTTCTCGGCACGTCAGCCGCAACCGCGCAGTCGTACACCGGCAACCTGTACTTTGACGAATTTTTCTGGGTCGGGCAGTTTGCCAACCTGAAGAAAGTGGCCGGCGCGATGGCGACGCTGAAGGGGCTGACGCGCACCTACTTCTCCACCCCATCGGCAGAGAGTCACGAAGCGTACCCCTTCTGGTCGGGTGAAGCCTTCAACAAGGGCCGTAGCCACGGTAAGCGCGTGGAGTTCGACACGAGCTGGAAGACGCTTAACAGCGGGCTGATGTGCCCGGACAAAATCTGGCGCCAGATCGTCACGTTGCAGGATGCGGTCGATAACGGATGGGATCTCACTGACATTGACGAAATCCGCGAGGAAAACAGCCCGGAAGAGTATGACAACCTCTACGCCTGCACCTTCATCAAGAATGGTGAAACGGCTTTTGACTACAACATGCTGCTGAGCTGCGGCGCGGACGGCTATGACGAGTGGCCGGACTGGAAGCCCTACGCCATGCGCCCGATGGCCGATCGCCCGGTATGGATTGGCTACGACCCCAACGGATCCAGCGGCAAAGGCGACAGCGGGGCCATCTCTGTTAACGCGGCGCCACTGATCCCCGGCGGCAAGTTCCGCACTATTGAAACCATTCGCGTACGCGGCATGGAGTTTGAGGCGCAGGCCGCCATGATCATTAACATGCTCACGCGCTACAACGTGCAGCACATCGGCATCGACGGCAGCGGCATTGGCGAGGCGGTGTACCAGCTCGTGAAGAAGCGCTTTCCTGCGGCGGTGTGCTACCAGTTCTCACCAGCCAGCAAGCGCATGCTGGTACTGAAGATGCTGCAACTGATTCGCGCCGGCCGCTGGGAGTATGACCGCGGCGAATATGACCTGATCACCGCTTTCTGTGCCGTGCGCAAGGTGGTCACGCCCGGCGGCGTCATCACCTACGATACCGACCGAGCCCGTGGTGTGAGTCACGGCGATCTGGCCTGGGCGACCATGCTCGCCACCGTTAACGAGCCGCTGGGTCAGGAAGGCGGCAACACTATGACTGTTATGGAGTACTGATGAGCAGACGAAAATCCCCGCGCGGCAGGCAGTATGCCAGAGAGCAAGCCGACCTCGCCGACGCGCTGAAGTCGGCGCCAGGCCTGAGCGCGTTCACGTTTGATGGCCCGTGGCCGGTAACCGGTGCTCATGACCTGCTGGATAACATGTACTGCGCCAACAATGGCCGGTACTACGAGACACCGATCAGCTGGTACGGACTGGCCCGCCAGTTCGGCTATGCAAGCTGGCACCAGTCGGCGCTGTTCTTCAAGCGTAACGTGCTGGCCGGATGCTTTATCCCGCACAAACTGCTGTCGCGTCAGGCGTTCTCCGCCTTTGCGCTCGACTGGTTTGTGTTCGGCAATGCGTACCTTGAGATGCGTCGCAACCGCCTGCATGGACCAATGGGTTTTCGTAACTCACTGGCGAAGTACACCCGGCGCGGTTCCGACCTCGACACCTACTGGTTTATTCAGTCCGGCCTTGATGATCACCAGTTCGAAACCGGTTCGGTGTGCCATGTGATCAATCCGGATATTCACCAGGAGATCTACGGCATGCCGGAGTATTTCGCCGGCCTGCTGTCGGCGAACCTGGCGCACTCCGCCGACAAGTTCCGCAAGCTCTACTACGACAACGGGTCGCATGCCGGCTGTATTGTCTACGTCAGCAGCGCAGTGGCTGACGGGGAAAGTCTGGAGAACCTGAAGAAGACATTGACCGATACACGGCGTGGCGGGGCATTTAAAAACATCCTGCTGAGTGCGCCAGGGGTTGGCAAAGACGCCGTGCAGATCCTGCCATTTAGCCAGATATCGGCAAAGGATGAGTTTGTCGGTGTGAAGTCCTCCACGCGTGATGACATGCTCGCGGCTCACCGCGTGCCACCGCAACTGATGGGCGCCATCCCGGAAGGTAACGGATCATTTGGCGACGTCGAGAAGGCTGCGAGGGTATTCGCAGTCAACGAGCTGACGCCGGTGATGGAAGCGATGAAGCATGTTAACGACTGGCTCGGTGAAGAGGTGATCCGCTTCAACCCTTACGCCCTGCTCGACGTCGCGCAGTAACACCAGGCCGCACCGCCATTCCCGGCGGTGCGGTACCGACCTGCAGCACCACCATTCCTGGCCGTGTCGGCCAACCCGCAACACCTCAACGTCATATCCCCAACCAGACGCAGCCAGCGCCATTCTGGCGGGATTTTGCCTGCGCGCTCGCCGGATGCACCGCGAAAGTGCGCGCCCGGCAGGCAGCTTTTGGCGAGGTATGCCGACCCCTTCCCTACCCCCAAAGCGCGCGCTTGCTCCCCCGCCTCGCCTGCGCGCTAAACATGCCTCTTTTTGTGCACTTTGTGCAGACCGCCGAAGCTATGCCATTGCTGGCGTGGCTGGGTAAAAATGGCGTTTCAAAAATTGTGCAAAATTGTGCGAATTTGTTCAACTCTTAAACCTTGAATCGGTTATTTAATTGCACCAATATAAGCAGATATTAGAGAATCATAATCAATCACTATAGTATCGGTTCGTCCGCGCAGCGCTTCTTCAACCTCAACACGTTTAGTGTTTTCAATATTACCTATAATTAATATTTTTCGTGGGGAGTTAACCTTTACACCATAACGTTCCAGAGCGTGCTGAGCATTACTAGCATATGTAAAATACTCTTCGTAATTGTCAAGCTGGGCTAATCCCTCACCCACACCATCGATAAATCTACGTCGTCTCCTCTCTCCTTTCGTGATACTTTTCTTTTTTACTAGCCCTTTTTTAAAATCACAAATATCATAGTAACCATCATTCCTTTCTAACAACGCATCAGGATTGATATATAAATCAGGATTGTCACTGGTCTTTTCCAACCACTCTAAATTCGGCTCATAAATTATTTTACTATAACCTAAAGACTTAAGTAATATATCTGGATGATCATTTATATAATCTCCTATTGTTGTCTCATGTATTTTATCATTTAAAACCAAGCTTATTAAGTGGGATGCTTTAACCCAGGATAACTCTGTTTCATCTGAAAAATGTTGTACACCAAAAACCGTTTCTTTACGAATAAAATAAACAAGCCTGTCAAGTATACCGCCTTCATCTAATCTAGCATCAAACATAACCAATGCATTTATATACCTTGCCCTTAGAATGTGATTATTAACGTAAGAAATAATGCAATTAAAAAACATGCATGATGACACCCCTTTAAAATCCATTAAGTGGGAAACATTGCCACCTATAGTAAAACCCGCTGAAAACTTTTCAGCCATAACATGGCCCTGTGAATCTAAGTAATCAATCGCCTCTTGATCTCTGAACATTAAATTAGAAAGCACACACTTATCACTATTATCAAACGTAAAAAGTGACTCAGCATTATTTTTATTTCTATCTATTTTAGTAAGTTGTTCTACTGATATATTATCCCTTAGCTTTATCTTTAGACTCTTTCTAGCTCGAACCCAGCCAAGCAATTCAAATGATAGAATTCTCTTATCTGATTCGACGCATAGCAATATAGTTGGATAGAACGCCTGATTAATAACCTTATTATTGTATTTTATATAACCTTTTGACA